CCTCCCACACCGACAGGGAAGGGACAGTAACGGCCGCAGGACCGGATGAGAAGGCGGCCCTCGAATGGCTGGCAGAAGGGCTCCTGGAGGCCGGATACAAGGCCGTCCTCGAAGGTTTCGAAGAGGAAGGCGCGGACGCCGGAACGGAAGAAGAAGCCCCCTCTGAGGGCGGAAACGAGGCCGGCGGCCCCGCCCTGACGGTGGAGATGCCCAGGGAAGGACTCAGCGATGAGGCCCTCGCCAACCTTCGGAAGATCATCAGCTCAAAGGAGAGCCTCATCAGAAAGGCCCTCGGGGCGGAAGACCTCACGGTCGGGGAGCGGGGAGACAGGCTCGTCTTCCCATGGTTCGGGGAGGCCCTTCCGGAGGAGATGATGGCTTACACAAGGTTCATCGAAGCCCTCTGCAGGATGGCGAAGGAAGCAAAGAGAGTGACGGCCACAGACAAGCCCGTCGAGAACGAGAAGTACGCTTTCAGATGCTTCCTGCTCAGGCTCGGCTTCATTGGATTCCAGTACAAGGAGGACCGGAAGGTCCTTATGAAGAGGCTCACAGGATCCGCGGCATTCAGGACAGAGAAGAAAGGAGAGGCCGGGAATGTTTCTGAGTAAGGACACTGTAAAAAGGGTCCGCGTACAGTACCCTGCCGGTACCCGCGTGGCCCTGGTGCAGATGGACGATCCCCAAGCACCGCCGGCCGGAACGGAAGGAACGGTCATGTGCGTGGACGATACAGGGACGGTACACGTCCGGTGGGATACAGGCAGCTCCCTCGGAGCGGTATACGGGATCGACAGAATCAGGAAGATATAAGCAGAAAGAGGGCGTCAGCGTGAAAGCTGGCGCCTTTTCAGTGGAGATGGACATGAAAGCATACAAGATGTTCAGGGTATCGAAGAAGGCCCCCGGTAAGCTCTTTCCCATGTTCGTGCTTACGGACAGGGAAACAGTGATGCATGAGTGGCTGCCGGCGCAGATGGGAAAGAAGAACCGTGACGGTAAGGTAATGAGCCGCCTTGGCCCGCTGGCATTCAGGCCGGGATGGCACCTGTCTGATCTTCCGGTCGCTATACACATCGGCATTAAGGAAAACGGCGTGATCAGATACCAGAGGCCGGATACCGTCTGGTGCGAGTGCGAGTATAGCGACAGGATCGATTACCAGCCCCAGGCAGACCACAACGGTAGGAATAAGGCAGGCGTCCTCATAAAGAAAAATGCATACCTGGAGTATATCCCCTTTGACGGATGCTATCGTTATAAGACAAGTCCCGCCATGCTGGGAGACTGGATCATCGCCGGGAGCATCCGGGTGAACAGGGTACTGACAGATGCTGAAGTGGATGAGATCCTCCGGGAGAACGGTATGGCACCGATGCCCAGGTACGGCGGCCCCATGGATCTTAAGGAGTACGGTCTTGATGGGTAAATTTCACAAGTCACGGCCCTGATCTCTGGTGGTTTTACGGATCGAAATGACTGGATATATGTGCGCTTCAGAGCGAACATACACATACCGCAAGGAAAAGAAGACCAGCCAATCTTGAAGGAGGGACCACCATGAAGAACACTTTCGCAGAAGACTACAGAGCATACGAGATGATCAGGAAGGCCTACGATGCGGCCGGGCTGAAGGAAGATGAAGCCGGCATGGAAAAGGCCAGGGAAGACTACAGGACCTGGAGCGCCGGGATCGAGGCCAAGGGGCAGGATTATACGAAGGTCTTCCGCCTCTACATGGATGCCCGGAAGGTAGGGAACACCTGCATCGACCTGCACGACACCATCTGGGACAAGGACGTCAAAAGGCTGATCGGAGCCATGAGAAGCCTCGGAGTAGACCACTTCACCTTCTCCTCCACCTGGAGCAGTGCGGTCGAGACCGCATGGCTTTTCCAGAAGGAAGGCTGCAGCCTTGAGGGGCTGGTCGAGATCAACAGCCAGCATAAGGCTTTCATGTCGGACGAGTACGAAAAGGCCCACGGCTACCTTTTCAGAGTGGACTGAAGGAAGGGAGGAGAAGACCATGACGATCGAGAAAGCAATGAGGACCTACAGACTGCCGAACCCTGCCACCCAGGAAGACCTGGAATGCCGATGGAGCAAGGTCCTGACCTTCGGAGACAGGATCCTGGTCGCCGGCTATTACTACACGGGAAAGGGAAAGCCCTGCTACTTCGGAGCGGTCTACGAGCACCTTGACGAGGACTTTTCCTGTGAAGGAACCATCGGCCTAAGGGATGTCAGCGAAGCCGAGTTCGAGGATGATGGCCACGCGATTGCCTGGGCGATGACAAGATAAGAGAAAAGCAGGAAGGCCCCGTAGAGGGCTTTTTCCCAGTGGTAAAACCACCAGTTTCCAGCGCTCATGTTTGTGAGCTTTATACCTCCGAATCATGTGGATATTTTCCGGAATCAGAGCGAATATACACATACCGAAAAGGGAAACAGCACACCATCAGAACGGAGGAAAGACCATGAACGCATACGAAATGAGAAGCAGCCTGGACCTTAGGAACTACAACACAACGATCACAAGAGAGGAGTTCGAAGCACACTTCACAAAGACAAAAGAGAGCATCCGCTTCACCTTCAACGGCTGGGATGGAAAGAGCTACGACGGCGAAAGCAGGACCGCCAGAGTTTACCGCACGAACATCCCCGGCTACGAAGAGGTCAGGCTCATCAAGGTCGGCAAGGGCCTTCACTACATCGAAGAAGGCAGAAAGATCCTTGAAAAGGCCACCGGAGAAAAGCACCCCGAAGCAAGCTGGCTGGTGGACGTCGAGAGAGCATAAGGGAGGAGAACGATGGAACAGAGAAAAGAGATGCTGCCGGAGCGGCGCGAACTTCCCAGCCGTTTCTGGGAACCGGAACCGCCGGAGGACTGCGAAGCCGGGATCAGACCCGAAGACGAGGAAATGATGGAGGAGCTTCCATTCGAATAGAAGGAAAGGAGCAGAGGGCCGGGAGGCCTTCTGTCCGTTATACAGATATCACGAAAGACCTGAAAGGGTCTTATTTTTATGCCATCCGGGAGGTGGTCACATTGCGGAAACTCAAAAGATACAAGCCGACGAAGTTCAAAGCAAGGGATTCGGTTTATAACAAGGAACTGGCCGACTATGCGGTGAACTTTATCGAATGTCTCTGCCATACCAAGGGGACCTGGGCCGGAAAGCCCTTTGACCTGATCGACTGGCAGGAGCAGATCGTAAGAGACCTGTTCGGTATCGTCAAACCAAACGGATACAGGCAGTTCAATACTGCTTATGTGGAGATCCCCAAGAAGATGGGCAAGAGTGAGCTGGCAGCAGCGGTAGCGCTTCTCCTCTGCTGCGGAGATGGTGAAGAGAGGGCAGAAGTCTACGGCTGTGCTGCGGACCGGCAGCAGGCGGCTATCGTTTTTGACGTTGCAGCGGATATGGTCCGAATGTGCCCTGCACTTAGCAGGAGGGTAAAGATCCTTGCCTCCCAGAAGAGGATCATCTACCAGCCCACGAACAGTTTCTATCAGGTCCTTTCTGCAGAAGCATACAGTAAGCATGGTTTCAATATCCATGGCGTCGTATTTGATGAGCTGCATACACAGCCGAACAGGAAACTTTTTGATGTCATGACCAAGGGCTCCGGCGATGCCAGGATGCAGCCCCTGTACTTTCTGATCACGACTGCCGGTACAGATACAAACAGCATCTGCTATGAGACCCACCAGAAGGCAAAAGATATCATCGAAGGCAGGAAGATCGATCCGACATTCTATCCTGTCATTTACGGGGCAGAGGAGTCCGATGACTGGACGGATCCAAAAGTATGGAAGAAGGCCAACCCATCCCTTGGGATCACGGTCGGGATCGACAAGGTGAAAGCCGCCTGCGAATCCGCAAAGCAGAACCCGGGCGAGGAGAACAGCTTCAGGCAGCTTCGCCTGAACCAGTGGGTGAAGCAGGCAGTACGGTGGATGCCCATGATGACCTGGGACGCAAACGCATTCCCTGTTGATGAAAGGGAACTGGAAGGCAGAGTCTGCTACGGCGGCCTGGACCTTTCTTCAACAACGGATATCACAGCATTTGTTCTGGTATTCCCTCCCCTGGATGAGGAAGACAAGTTCTATATCCTGCCTTACTTCTGGGTTCCGGAAGATACTCTGGAACTCCGTGTCCGCAGGGACCACGTTCCATACGACGTCTGGCAGAAGCAGGGATTCCTGCAGACCACGGAAGGCAACGTTATCCACTATGCCTTTATCGAGAAGTTCATTGAGCAGCTGGGAGAGCGGTTCAATATCCGTGAAATCGCTTTCGACAGATGGGGCGCCGTGCAGATGGTCCAGAATCTGGAGGGCATGGGATTCACCGTAGTCCCCTTCGGTCAGGGCTACAAGGATATGAGCCCGCCTACGAAAGAACTCATGAAGCTGGCACTTGAGCACCGGCTGGCCCATGGCGGTCATCCGGTGCTCCGGTGGATGATGGACAACATCTATATCCGGACGGATCCTGCCGGCAACATCAAGGCAGATAAGGAAAAGTCTACTGAGAAGATTGATGGTGCGATCGCTACCATCATGGGCCTGGACCGGGCCATCCGGTGCGGCAACGATACAAGTGAGAGCATTTATGACAGGAGAGAACTTTTTGTTTTTTAGGAGGCAGTTATGGACCTTATTGCTTTATTACTTGCAGTAATTTGTTTATGTCTCTATGCAGGAGAGTTGGAGGATAAGAAATGAGTCTTCGTGATTTATTTTTCAGATCCAGGGACAAGCCCACGAACAGTACGCCCGGAACTGCGTATAGTTTTTTCCTCGGATCTAGCAGTTCTGGCAAAAGGGTGACAGAGCAGTCGGCCATGCAGATGACAGCGGTTTACTGCTGTGTGAGGATCCTTTCTGAGGCGATCGCGGGGCTGCCCCTGCACCTTTACAGGAGGACAGACGGTGATGGGAAGGAGAAGGCGGTGGAACATCCGCTGTACTTCCTTCTCCATGACGAGCCGAATCCTGAGATGACGTCATTCATCTTCAGGGAGACGCTGATGACGCACCTGCTCCTGTGGGGAAATGCCTATGCGCAGATCATCAGGAACGGACGGGGAGAAGTCCTGGCCCTCTATCCCCTGATGCCAAACCACATGTCAGTGGACAGGGACGAGCATGGACAGCTCTTTTACACCTACCAGAGGTCGGATGATGAAGCTCCTACCATGAAGGGGACCATGGTCATTCTGGATCCCAGGGACGTCCTACACATACCCGGCCTCGGCTTTGACGGTCTGGTCGGCTACAGCCCCATTGCTATGGCCAAGAACGCCATCGGCATGGCCATGGCCGCGGAGGAGTACGGGGCGGCTTTCTTCAACAATGGGGCTTCTCCTGGAGCTGTCCTGGAACACCCCGGCGTCATGAAGGACCCTGAGAAGGTCAGGGACGCCTGGAACCGTGCTTTCAGGGGCTCCGGCAACGCCAATAAGGTGGCCGTTTTGGAAGAAGGCATGAAGTACACGCCTATCTCCATATCACCGGAACAGGCCCAGTTCCTGGAGACCAGGAAGTTCCAGATCGATGAGATAGCCAGGATATTCCGCATCCCTCCCCACATGGTGGGGGACCTGGAAAAGTCGAGTTTTTCGAATATCGAGCAGCAGTCTCTTGAATTTGTGAAGTACACGTTGGAGCCCTGGCTGATCCGTTGGGAGCAGTCCATGGTCCGGTCCCTCCTTACCGAGGAGGAGAAGAAGACCTACTTCTGCAAGTTCAATGTGGACGGCCTTCTCCGGGGCGACTACGAAAGCCGTATGAACGGTTATGCCGTAGGACGCCAGAACGGATGGCTCTCCGCCAATGATATTAGAGAGCTGGAGAACCTGGACCTGATCCCCGAGGAGGAAGGCGGAGACCTTTATCTTATCAACGGCAACATGACGAAACTGAAAGATGCTGGCATTTTCGCTGCGGGTGCCGGTAAGGGTACCAGCGGCGGAGAGGAGGAAAATACCAATGAACAAGTTCTGGAAATGGGCGATAAACAAAGCGCCGGATCCGGAAAGCGCAGAAACAAGGACCCTGTTCCTGAACGGAACGATCGCTGAAGAGAGCTGGTATGACGATGACGTCACGCCGGCTCTTTTTAAGTCCGACCTGGAAGGAGGAGAGGGGGACATCACCGTGTGGATCAACAGTCCGGGCGGTGACTGTTTTGCAGCAGCCCAGATCTACAACATGCTCCGTGACTACAAAGGGAAGGTCACGGTCAAGATCGACGGCCTGGCAGCATCTGCAGCGTCCGTCATCGCTATGGCCGGTGATACGGTCCTCATGAGCCCTGTGGCCATGATGATGATCCATAACCCGGCGACCATCGCCATGGGGGACCACAACGACATGCAGAAGGCCATCGACATGCTTTCCGGTGTCAAGGATTCCATCATCAATGCCTATGCGGAAAAGACAGGCATATCCAGGAACAAACTCTCCAGGCTTATGGAGGACGAGACCTGGATGGATGCCACGAAGGCTGTAGAGCTTGGTTTCGCGGACAGCGTGATCGAGCGGGCCGCAGCAAAAGAAGAGACAGGAGACAGCGGAGAGGAAAAAGCACCCTCGATGCTGTTCTCAAGAAAGGCCTATGCAAGGGCCGTGACCAATAAGATCGCGGACCATGTGAAGGCCATGGAGCCGGAACCGGAAAAGGTCCCGGCTGTTTTTGTTCCTGCGGATGATCTGATGAAGAGGCTCCGCGACATTAAGAAATCATTTTAAGGAGGGTCAGTACTATGACTTTACAGGAACTTTATACAAAGAGAGCGACTGCGTGGGAGGCCGCTAAGAATTTCCTCGATACCCACAGAACTGAAGACGGCATGCTGTCCGGCGAGGACGCGGAACAGTACGAACGCATGGAGGCGGATCTGAATAAGCTGACCGATGAGATCGAAAGGCAGAGACGCCTTGAGGCCATGGAGGCCGAGATGAAGAAGCCCGTGAACAGGCCCCTGACCGGCAGGCCCATGCAGGGCGCTCCCGGTGAAGAGAAGACCGGCCGTGCTTCTGCGGCATACCAGGCCGCATTCTGGAATGCCATCCGCAGCCGCAACTTCTACGACGTCAACAACCTTCTGCAGATCGGCACCGATGCCGACGGCGGTTACCTGGTACCCGATGAATATGAGAAGAAGCTGGTGGACGCACTGCAGGAAGAGAACTTCTTCAGACGTCTGGCACATACCATCCAGACTTCCAACGGCGACCGCAAGATCCCCATGGTGCTGAGCCACGGTACTGCTGAATGGATGGACGAGAACGGTCTGTATCCTGAAAGAGATGACCAGTTCGATATGACATCCCTCGGCGCCCACAAGCTGGGCACTGCCATCCGTATCTCCGAAGAGCTGCTCAACGATTCCGTTTTCGATATGCCCAGCTACATCGCATCCGAGTTCGCAAGGCGTATCGGTACCAAGGAGGAAGAGGCCTTCCTGGTCGGCACTGGCACCGACAGGCCCACCGGCGTGTTCACCGATGCTGAACTGGGTACTACCACGACCGGCACCTCCATCACCTTCGATGATGTGATGGATCTCTATCACTCCCTGCGTATTCCTTACCGCAGGAACGCTTCCTGGATCCTGAACGACACTTCCGTGAAGGCACTCAGGAAGATCAAGGACGGCAACAACAACTACATCTGGCAGCCTTCTGTCCAGGTGGGACAGCCTGATATGATCCTGGGCAAGCCTTACCACACCAGCACCTTTGCACCGGAGATCGCTGCCGGCAAGAGGGTCATGCTCTTTGGTGACTACCACTACTACTGGATTGCCGACAGGCAGGGCCGTTCCATGAAGCGCCTGAACGAGCTCTATGCGGCGAACGGACAGGTCGGCTTCCTTGCCTCTGAGCGTGTGGACGGCAAGCTGATCCTGCCTGAGGCCGTAAAGGCGCTGCAGATCAAGGGGACTGCATCCGGTACCTGATGAGGCGTTTTTTGAAAGGAGAAGGAGATGAGCGTAACACTTGAGGAAGCCAAGACCTATCTCAGACAGGATTCGGCAGATGAAGACCTGCTTATTACGAGCCTTATCAGTGCTGCCCAGGAGCTGGTCCAGGACATTTCCAGACTGGACGACGATGCTTTTTCAAAGCAGTCTGAGGTCACGAAGATCGCGGTCCTCTATGCAGTTTCATATCTGTATGAGCACAGGGAGGAAGCTGACCATAACGAGCTTACGCTCACTCTCCGGTCCCTTCTCTTTGGAGTAAGGGAGGTGAAGTTCTGATGGATATAGCAGCGATGAACGTTCGGATAACATTTCAGAAGGGTACCGCTGGTATAGACAGATACGGGAACCACAGGAACACCTGGGAAGATGTCTACACCTGCTGGGCCACGCCTGTTATGGCATCCGGAAATGAAGCGGAGGTATCCGGAACGACGCAGGTGAAGGAACGGCTGGATTTCACAGTCCGCTATTGCAGTGAACTGTCCGGTGTATCCGCGGATACCCACAGGATCCTTTGCAGGGGCCAGGTCTATAACATCACATCGGTGAACCCTATGGGCTATAAGAATAAAAGTCTTAAGTTCTGCTGCGAAAGGGAAAGGAGGCAGTGATGGCACAGAAAGTATCGGTCGGCCAGTTATCAGACGCCATCATGGAAGGTCTCGAAGAATATGCAGGGCTGGCAGCAGAAGGAGTTAAGACAGCGGTCCAGAGGGCAGGAAAAACTGTGAAAGATCAGATCTCACAGACTGCTCCTGAGAGGACCGGCGCCTATGCAAAGAGCTGGTCCGTCAAAAAGACCAGGGAATCGTCCCAGTCACTGGAGGTGACGGTCCATTCAAGGAACAGGTACCAGCTCGCCCACCTTCTGGAGCATGGCCATGCGAAGCGGGGTGGAGGAAGAGTATCTGCCATCCCCCATATCGCACCTGCAGAAAAGGCCGGAGAGGAGCAGCTCCTTACCGATATCGAAAAAGCTCTGAAGGGGTGAGGACTATGACCTACGAAGAAGTATTGGCTATGGCAGAAGAAACAGGGCTGCCATTCGCCTATGATCATTTTGCGGAAGGGGAGTCTCCGGATCCTCCCTTTCTGCTCTTCCTGTTCCCGTATTCGGACAACTTTGGCGCAGACGGGAAGGTCTACCAGAAGATAGACGAGCTGCACTTTGAACTGTATACGGATAAGAAGGACCCGGAAATAGAAGGGATCATTGAAGCCGTGCTGGATGGGCATGGCATTTTTTATGAAAAGACGGAGGTCTGGATCGAATCGGAAAAGCTGTATGAGGTCCTGTACTCAATGGAGGTTTTAAATGGCTAAGAACAAAGTGAAATATAACCTGAAAAATGTCCATGCCGCAAAGCTGACGACCGGGGAGGATGGCAAGTACAGCTATGCTGTCCCTCAGGCCATTCCCGGTGCAGTCAGCCTGTCCCTGGACGCTGAAGGTGAGTCTACTCCCTTCTATGCTGACGGCGTGGTGTTCTTCAGAAGTAACACGAACAATGGATACTCTGGTGATCTTGAAATTGCTCTGATTCCTGAGTGGTTTAGAACGGATGTTCTTATGGAAGAGCTGGATGCAAACGGCGTACTGGTGGAGAAGTCCACGGTCACAGAGATGCCCAAGTTCGCGCTCCTCTTCGAGTTCGACGGGGACGTACATGGTATCCGCCATATCCTGTACAACTGCTCTGCCGCAAGGCCCAGCATCTCTTCCGAGACCAAGGAAGACACTATCGAGCCTGTCACGGAGACCCTGTCCCTGACAGCGGATCCCAGGGCGGATGGCCTGGTCAAGTCCCGCACCGGTGATACGACATCTGAAGCAACCTACAACGGATGGTATCAGACTGTTTACGAGCCTCAGACTGAAGCTGCTGCAGGCTGATAAGGAGGGAACGAAATGCTTGAGAAGATCATCAAAGTTGACGGGAAAGATGTGAAGTTCAGATCCAGTGCTACGGTCCCCAGGCTCTACCGCATCAAGTTTGGAAGGGACATTTTCAAAGACCTGGCAAAGCTGGAGAAGGCATATAAGGGAAAGGAAGAGGATGGCGGGGAGCTGCAGATCGATGACCTGGAGATCTTCGAGAACGTGGCCTATGTCATGGCCTTCCATGCGGACCCTACCATTCCCGGGACCATCGACGAATGGCTGGACCAGTTCGAGATGTTCTCTATCTACGAGGTCCTTCCGGAGATCCTGAAGCTCTGGGGGACCAACCTTATCACGGATGCTGAAGCTAAAAAAAACTTCAGCGTACGGAGAGGGTCATAACGACGCCTCTTTTCCTGCTCCGGTGTCTGGAGGTCGGACTGAGCCTTTCAGATCTCGACCTCCTGACGATCGGCATGGTTCTGGACATCTGGACCGAGAGAGCCAATGACTCTGTAAAATATAAGGAGATGGACACTGTCAGGATGGCAGAACAGAGTGATTTTGATAAGTTTTAATTAAGGGGAATTGTGCTTTTATAGCAATAATTCTCATACTTTCTTTTTATTATTTAATAATGATAAAATGGTATTATCTTAAACCAAATAGCGAAAACGCTGTATTGTGGTGACTAATATCAGTATTTGTTTAAAGGTAATACTCATGGGTAAAAGCAGCTATGTAAGATACTCTGCTGAACAAAAAAAACATGCAGTAGAGGAAGTGCTACAGAAACATAGGACATACGGTTCTGTAGCCAAAGATGTAGGATGCAATTATAAGACAGTAGAACGATGGGTCGAATTCTATAATACCT